TGCAGTAAACGGTAACAACACTATTGATTATGTGAATTCAGAAAGTAGAATTACATTTGGTGTATGGACAGGTGATCCAAATGGTGATGGTAGTATTGGTCTAACAACAGCATTGATGATAGAACCACACATCAACCAAGTTACTATGAACTCAATTAATGGTGGTGTAACAAACTTTGGAACAGATGGTGATGGACTAGCCTTCCAAGCAGATGAATTAACTTTCAATGTTGAAGATACAAACAATGATATGCTGTTTGAAATTGACGGTCAACAGACATTAAGCATTGCAGAAACCAAAGTAGAAACAAGTGTGCCATTCAAGTTTAAAAGCTATGACACAACAGAAAGAAACGCACTAACTGTTGATGAAGGAAGTGTAATATTCAACACAACTGACACCAAGCTACAAGTTTATGCAGGCACAGCCTGGGTTGACTTACACTAAGTAAAGGAGATCTACCATGATTGAAAATGCGGACAACACTGAAGAACAACAGGGCAAAACAAAAGGAAGACCACCTATTAAAGTAGACAAAGCAGTATTACGCAACTTATGTGAAATACAATGCACTATCAAAGAAATAGCCTACGTTTTGGGCGTGAGTGTAGATACATTAAATAGGAACTATAGGGATGTTATTGATGAAGGCAAAAGCCAAGGTAAGATAGCATTACGTAGAGCACAGTGGAGAAACGCTATGGAAAAGAACAATGTTACTATGCAGATTTGGCTTGGTAAGAATGTTCTCAATCAAACAGATACTCCATTAGATGAAGAGGCTGGAACTATTCTACCTTGGACAGACTAAACTAAAAAGGAATGCACAAATGAGCAAAGCAGAACACAAGTGGGCGGAAGTCACAGAACAAAACGCAAAAGATATTGTGGAAATTAAACACTCAATTGACACTATCAAAGACAACCACTTGAGACACTTGGAAGCTGACATGTGCAAACAAACAAAAGCAATTGAAAAGATTGACAACAGAATATGGTGGGTATTAGGCCTACTGGTTGTATCAACTGTAATAGGAATGATTAAGGGAGGACTGTAAAATGGCTAAGAAGAAAAAAGGCAAGAAGAAATACGGAAAGTAAACAAGGATAAACCTCACAATGAAAAGACATATGAATAGTGACCATTGGGATACCAAACTGGATCAACCTGATGGGCAACTTAAAACACAACGCTTGGAAACAATATTTGTAGAAGGCGGACAAGTTAAAAGAGAAACAGTAACAAGAACATTCTTTAGTAATGGAGAATACATGGATAGTGAAAGTATTGAGATAATTTGTAATGCCACTAAGTGAAGTGCAAAAAGAAGTTAGCCAAGACATCAACAGATTCAAAGTTGTTGTTGCAGGTAGACGTTGGGGGAAGAGCTTTCTTGCAATGCATGAAATTGCAAAGCACGCCAGATATCCCAACTCAAACATCTTTGCAGTGTTTCCAAGTTATAGACAAGCCAAACAAATTATATGGGATGATCTAAAAGAAAAGTTCATAAGATGTAGATGGGCTAAGAAAATAAATGAAAGTGATCTTTGTATTACATTGATCAATGGTTCAAAGATTTATTTACGTAGTGCAGACAACCCAGATAGTTTACGTGGTGTAAGTATGAATTATTTGATCATGGATGAAGCAGCAATGATTGATCAAAAGATGTGGACAGAAGTTTGTAGACCAGCACTGAGTGACAAACAAGGTAGTGCATTGTTTATTACTACGCCTAAAGGCAAAGGTAGTTGGATATATGAACTATGGCAAGGTGCACATGCTCAAAGTGATTGGAGTGCATTTCAATACACTACACTGCAAGGCGGTAATGTATTACCAGAAGAAATACAACAAGCCCGCAATGAATTAGATGAGAAAAGTTTTAGACAAGAATATGAAGCCAGCTTTGAACAATATAGTGGAAGCATTTACTACAATTGGGACAGCGGCACACACATAAAGAAACAAGACATAGACTTTAAGAAGAATGAAATATTACACGTGGCAATGGACTTTAACGTAAGTCCATTAGTTGCTGCAATATGTAGAATTAACGGAAATGAAATAAGCGTTATAGATGAGATTAGTATGGAAGGTTCAAATACATTTGAAATGGCAGAAGAGTTGATAAACAGGTATCCGCACAATAGGTTGTGGGTGTATCCGGATGCATCAGGTCAAGCACGTAAGACCAGTTCAAACACAAGTGACCATCACATACTAAGAAACTCAGGGTTCACACTTAAAGTTAAGAATATCAATCCACCAGTGAAAGATAGAATAGCGGCAGTAAACGCAAGTCTTAAGAGCACAGACGGAACTGTTAAATTAAGTGTGGACCCTAAGTGTAGAAACTTAATCAAATGTATAAGTGGACAAACTTATAAAGAAGGAACACAAGTGCCAGACAAAAGCGGCAACTTAGACCACATGAATGATGCACTGGGTTATCTAGTGCATTGGATAAACCCTATCAAAAGGCCACAGCCAGAGCTTGGCAACAAACCACAGTTGTTTGGACATTATTAAACGGATAAATAACTGATATAGCAGCAATAACTGATCATTATTGTAATGACTACCTTTATAAAGGAAATATAATTATGTTGACATTAGAACAATTAGAACAAACCCATCCAAGCTACAGTAGTGTAGCAAGACAGGCCAACTATCATTACAAATCATACGTGGGTGGTGAATTGTATAAAAGCGGTAGTTACTTAACACAATACATTGGTGAAAATCAAGCGCCAGGTGATCAATATGGAAAGAGAATATACTCTACGCCATTAGACAACCATGTGCAAACTACAGTAGACATTTACCGTAGTTTCTTGTTTAGAACATTACCAAAAAGAGAATTAGGACTGTTAATCAACAACCCGCTAGTTAATGCTTGGTTGTATGACACAGACCAAGAAGGACAAAGCCTAGACAGTTTCTTAAAGACTGCAAATGACTTGGCAATGGTTCACGGTGCAACGTGGATACTTGTAGACAAACCAAGTTACAAAGTATCTACAGAAGCTGAAGCAATTCAATTAGGTATCCGTGCTTATGCAGCAATGTATACACCACAAAACGTTTTAGATTGGTATTATGAACGTAACATTGCAGGCAAGATGGAACTTGAATACATCAAAGTAAGAGAATCAGAAAATGATCATTATGTTACATTTACATGTTGGCACAAAGATAAAGTAGAAAAATACAAAGTAACCAAAGATGAAAACACTGGTGATTACCGTGGTATTGAAAGCTATGAAGAACATGAGAACCCATTGGGTTACATTCCTTTTATATTTCATGCTCCACTAAAAAGCCCAACCAAAGGTGTAGGTTACAGTTTGATTGGTGATGTAGCTGATCAACAAAAGTTTATCTACAATTGTGCTAGTGAAATTGAACAACATTTACGCATTAGTTCACACCCTACACTAGTAAAACCAACTTCAACTGACGCAGTTGCTGGTGCAGGCAGTGTTCTTAACTTAGATGAAAGCATTGATCCAGGATTGAAACCTTATTTGCTTTCACCAAGTTTATCAACAACAGATAGTATACTAAAAGCAATAGCCAACAGTGTGCAATCAATTCAACGCATGACACACACTAGTAGCATACAAGCTACAACAGGTTCACCAATGAGTGGTGTTGCATTACAAACGGAACGTCAGTTATTAAATGCAAAGTTATCAGACATGGCTGACACACTCAAAGAAACAGAATATCAAATGTGGATTACTTGGTTGGATTGGCAAGCATTAGGTATGCCAGAAGACTTTAATTTAGAATATCCAGAAACATTTGACATGAGAGATGAACACCTAGAACTAGACTTCTTAATGAAGACACGCAGTGCTGGTGTTAGCAACACTATGTTCCAAAATGAAATAAGCAGACAAATTGTTGCACTTACTGTAGATGATGCACAATTACAAAGTGAAATACTAGAAGATATGAACAGTGTAGAACCATTTGAAACACATGAGATGTTTAACCCTGATACTGGAGTTGCTGTAGTTGTTACCACACCGGAACAACATGAACAATTGAGTGCATTAGGTTATACACATGAAGGTGAATAAAGTTGGCCTTTTCAACAAAGAAGCATGACCGGGTCTTACAAAACACACTAGATGAAATACGTGCTGGTGCGTTTGATACTGTTAAGTCATTGGAAAATGAAATAGCTGAACTGGTATCCCAAGGTCTACCAGTTGAGGCATTAAGACCACAGATAATGGCTGCATTTAGAACTTATAGTGAGACTGCTAAACGTGTAGCAACACCATTGACTAATATTAGTGGTGATTGGTTAGCACAAAGTGAACTTGAAACCAGTCAAGAAGATTATTTAACAGAAAGTCAATTGTTAAGCAACAGTGCAGACATATTAGGTTCAACAGTTGAAAGTCAAGCAGAAGATGTAACAAGTGTAGTTGTATTAGGCACAATAGCAGGTCTAAGCACAGCGGCATTGATTGCACAAAGCAGAGGAAGAATTAGCGGAATACAAATGGAATCAACAGATCCAAATGTAAGACGTGAACAACGCAAGTTACGTAAAATGATGCGTGGTGGACATACAGCGGCAGAATTAGCAGCTGTTAGTGCCACTATTAAACGTATGTTACCAGGAGATGTTAATACAAGTGCAAGTTTGTATGTAAAGATGTCTACTGCAAGTGAAAGCGTTGTAGGTAGTTTTGATGGAACATTTAGTAAGGCACGTGCTACACGTTTAGGTGTAGAACGTTTCCGTTATGAAGGTGGAGTAATTGAAACTAGTAGGCCGTTCTGTATGGGAATGATTGGACGTGAAATGTCTAAAGATGAAATACAGAGTTTATGGGCAAGTGATACATGGGCTGGCAAAGAGCCAGGTGATCCGTTTGTAGTAAGAGGCGGATACAACTGTTTACACTATTGGGTTCCCATAGAAACTGACGGAGAATAAAAGGATAAATAAACGTATATACAAGTAGATACTATATGTATCCTAACCCTAACTTAATAAAGGAATATTGACATGACAATGAATGAAACTCATGGTATTACTGAAACTACAGACACTGGGGATGTAGAATCAGGCCAAAATATAGAAGCCCAGGTTGAAGCTAAGACGTTCTCACAAGAAGAAGTGAATGAACTTATTGGCAAACGTGTTGCCCAAGTTAACAAGAAATATGAAAATGTTAACGTGGAAGAATACAACGCACTCAAGAGCTTGAAAGAGCAAGTTGAGGAAGAGACATTGATTAAGAAGGAAGACTTTAATGGTGTTCTTAAGAAGCAGAAAGAAAAGTCAGAAGGAGAAATTCTGAGACTACGTTCTGAACTTGAGAGTATCAAAATTGATGGTGCATTAATTGATGCGGCATCTAAAGCTAAAAGTGTTGCTCCTGATCACGTGGCTCAACTATTGCGTAAAAGCATAAAACTAGGTGATGACGGTAACGTAATGGTTACTGATTCAGAAGGTAAACAACGTTATACGGAAAATGCAGATCCTATGACAGTTCACAACTTAGTTGAAGAGTTTTTAGCAAGTAACCAGTATTTTAAGAGTGCCGGCCCAAGTGGTGCAGGTTCTCAGGGTAATACAAATAACGCAGATCAACAGAGTTTTGATCTTGCACAACTTGACTTAAACAAGCCTGAGCACAGAGAAATCTATAAAAAGATGATGGCTCAAGGTAAAGTTTAATTTTATAACTTATATAAAGGAAAAATATAATGGCAAACTCAGCATATGGATCAGGCATCAACTTAGATGCAATGGTGGTCCCGGTTCAAGCAGCAACCGTATTTGCAGCACAAGAGAATTCACTATACCTACCAGGTGTATTAATTCCATCAGTAAGCGTTCCAGCAGGATCAGCCTCTGCTCAAGTAGCAGTAATGGGTTCAGTAACAGCAGCTTCAGTTTCAGGCACAGAGCCGGCAACTGGCGCAGACTTTGAAACTCTACTTCCATCAGACACAAAGAAAACTATTGCACTAGACCTTCTAGCAGCAAGAACAGTTCTACGTGACTTAGGTGGCATTGACACTAATGACATGGGTAGAATTATGGGTAACGCAATTGCAGCCAAAGTTGATACACTAGTATCTGAAAAACTTGGTGACTTAACAGCACAAGAATCATTAGGTGTAGACTTATTGACAGAATTGTATAAAGCAATTGGTGCCGTAAGAGCAGCTGGTGAAACAGGTCCACTTAATTGTGTAGTTTCAGCAGGCGCATACCAAGGCTTTATGGAAAAAATTGGTTCATCAGCATTTGCAGGTGGAGACACACAAAACGCAGCAATGCGTTCAGGCTTCATTGGAATGATTGCAGGAACTCCATGTTACGTTTCAGCTTACTTAAATGACACTAACACAGGTCTTACAAACACTAAATTTGCAGTGTTCTCTGGAGACGCACTACGCATGGCTATGCAAGGTGGAGTTAATGTTGAAGTTGAAAGACGTGCAGCGGCAGTTGGTAATGATATTGTTGCATCAGCAGCATTTGGTGTTGACGTTATTGACGCAACACGTGGTATCATTGTTCAAGACGCAGTATAATAGAGCTTAAAGCAAACTGGAGCGGGCAACTGCTCCAGTTATTCAACAGGAGAAGAAAATGGCATTTGCTACAAATACAAATTTAGAAGAATACGCTCCGGAAGTTTTCCAACAAGGAGTTGATGATTGGACAGATGAACTGGCCAAAGCTGAAACTGATGTTATCAACATGATTCAATTCAAGTGGTGGAACAAGTTCTATAGCCGTAGTCAGTTTGCAAGTAGTAAATTAGTTGAAGCACAGTGGACTAAGACTACAGTATATCAAGCAATGTATGCCTATATACTACCAAGACTTTCAACGTTTAGACCAGAAGGTGATCCCTACAGAGAACAATTATCTTTTTATAAAGATAGGTTCAATGAAGAATGGGAACTACAATTTGGTGTTGGAATTAAATATGACTTTGAAGATGATGGAACTATTAATAATAGTGATGTTAAACAAGTAAGTCAAACTAGGTTGTATAGATAATGGCACGCAGGGAAG